TTGGATACTTGAAAGGTCCAGCTGATATGATACAATACTACGATAAAATGTATAACCAGTCTGTACAGGCTCTCGCCACATATGAGATGGGGCGTGACCGTAGAGACGAATTTCGAGATGGCGTTATTCGTATCCCTCTCGAGTCTAGGAACCCATAGGAGATTATTATGGCGATTACACAAGCTGTAGCTAACAGTTTCAAGGTGGAGATCCTGAAAGGCCTACACAATTTTACGGCTACGACGGGGAATGCTTTTAAACTAGCGCTATACGACAACGAAGCAACTTTAAGCAAATCAACAACTGCTTTCCAACAAACTGACGAGGTTAGTGCATCAGGCACTTACGCAGAAGGTGGAGGAGCACTTACATCTGTAACACCAACTTTATCAAGTGATACTGCTGTATGTGACTTTGCAGATATATCTTTTACAAGTGCAACTATTTCAGCACAAGCTGCTGTTATTTATAATAGTTCAACTGTATCTGGTTTAACTACAAATGCCGCTGTATGTGTTTTGGATTTTGGAGCGGTAAAAACTTCTACTTCTGGCACGTTTACAATAACGTTTCCAGCTGCTGAAGCAACTGCTGCAATACTTAGAATAGCATAGGAGATAGAAAATGGCCTCTCTTCAAGGATGGGGCCGACAGACTTGGAACTCAGGCGCATGGAATAGCTTTGCGCCTGTAAGTGCTACAGGGAATGGCCTCTCTTCTTCTCCAGGATCGCTTTCACCTACAGGTGATTGTAATATTACCCTTTCGGGGATAGGCACAACTGCGTCTCTTGGGACTGCAGTAGCAGTAGGCGTTGCAGAGGTTACACCATCAGGCAATAATATTGCCGCTTCATTAGGAACAGAAACAGTTACAGGATCTTCAGCTGTTACAGCGACGGGCATAGGTTTACAAGCACAGCAAGGTGATGAATCAGCTACGGGTGTTGCACAATCAGGTTGGGGTCGTGGTGCAAATCAAAGCACAGGACAAATTATTGGATGGAGTGATAATCTTTGGAATATATTAGAATCTGAATACGCCTTTACTGGAAACTCTTTAACATCTTCAGTTGGCACAGGAGTTGCTACAGCTGATGTAAATATAACACCAACAGGTGTTAATCTAACATCTACTACAGGTCAAATAGGATCTATGGCTGAAGCTGGCACTTTAGCTTTAACATCTTCCATAGGAACTTTTTCTATATCTGGTGATTCACAAATAACTGTTGTAGCGGCAAGTGAACCTGAATTAGATATATCAATAGGCACAGCATCTGTAGAAATAGGTAAAACAGCTTTTCCACCAGGTAATGCTATTACTGCAAGTCTTGGTACAGAAGTTGTAACAGGTAACGCTATCGTTAGCCCAACTGGTGTATCAAACACAGCATCTCTTGGAACTGAAGTCGCATCTACAGATGTTAATGTCGTAGGTGTTGGTGGATTTATAACTAAAACTGTTACAGTAGTTAGAAACGCAGCTAATACAGCTAATATTTATGCTATAGACGGTGTTCCACAGCCTACTTTAGAATTAGCAGAGGGCAATACATATAGATTTGATCAATCTGATGGATCTAATGATACACATCGTTTAAAATTTTCTGAAACTTCTGATGGAACGCATGCAGGTGGCAGTGAATATACGACAGGAGTAACCGTAGTAGGGACGTCTGGAACAGCTGGAGCATACACTGAAATTACTGTAGCCTCTGGTGCTCCTACTTTATATTACTATTGTATTAATCACTCTGGAATGGGTGGTCAGGCAAACACTCCTTCATCTGATGCAAACGCTTTTTCTGCGAGCGGACTAACAAGTTCAATTGGTCAGATAGATTTTGTAGGATCTGTTTCTGTGGCAGCGTCTGGTAATGCTTTAACTTCCTCACTTGGCGAAGAAAGTCAGTCTTCAGCGTATGCATTTACGGGTGTAAGCACTTTATCAAACATAGGAACTTTAACAGTTACTGGAACTTCGACTTTGACACTTACAGGAGTTTCTGCTACAATTAGCACTGGCACTCTACAAGGGACTTTTTGGTCAGAAGTAGATGACTCAAACAGCGATATAAGTTGGACAGAAGTTCAC